ATTTTCGAGGCTCTGCCTTCCTCATATCCAAAAGTGGAAGGCTCCTCGTAATGTTTCACCCAGTAGTGAAAAGTGCTTGTTCCTACCTGAATTGTTCCTTCTGTCCACATTGTTTTTTCCTCCAGTTTTCGTTGTTTTTGCCATTCGGCATGATGTATATTACCATAAACCAAAGGAGAAGTCAACGAAATTTCCGGCATATTCTGCACAAAGAGGAAGGCAGAAAATTGTGTATGATACCAACCAAAAAAGCAAGCCCCACGTTGCCCTGTGTGGGGCATTTGTGGAAAAGGGAAAACCACTTGGAGAAAACAAAATTACGCCGGACAGGAGCAGCACAGCGGCTGTACGAGCCGCAGCCCCTTTCGGGGCTTTGGTCTTGGGCTATGGGTTTTGGATTACCGTCCGGTCTAGCACACCTAACAGGTGCCCGTCCCCTCTGTCCCTTCGGGACATCTCCCCACCCCGTGGGGAGTCACCCATTCAAATTCGCAGGCGTTTTCGTACTCCTCATCGAAAAGGGCATCGTCGTCGATTTCCTTTTCCGTAAAGTCGATGCTGTCGATTTCCTCGCAAACCGTGTGGAGACTTTCGGCATCTGCCTTTGC